GCGTTCGGGATTGTTCGAGGCTTTGAAGCACCTTATTGTTGGTGGCAATGCCTTGATGTACCTGACGGATGACGGTCTGCGCGTTTTCCATCTAGATCAGTATGTAATCAAGCGTGACCCAATGGGACGGCTTCTGCATATCGTTGTTAAGGAAACAGTGGCTCCAGCCGCCCTTCCTGATGACGCTAGGGCTATTGTTGCCAGCGAGTATGGGGATAACTACAACACAGAATCCATGGACAGTACATGCGATCTGTACACCACGGTTTGCCGCACAAGCAGCACTAAGTTTGAGGCTTGGCAGGAAATCAAGGGAATTGAGATTCCCGGAAGCCGTGGCTCATACAACTCAGAAAGTCTGCCTTGGTTCGCCCTGCGGATGAACCGTGTGGATGGCGAGAGTTATGGCCGTGGATATGTAGAAGAGTACCTCGGAGATCTTAAGAGCCTAGAGTCCCTTATGCAGGCGATTGTCGAAGGTTCGGCAGCCGCCGCCAAGGTTCTGTTCCTAGTCAACCCTAACGGTCTTACCGATCCAGAAACCCTTTCAAGAAGCCCGAATGGAGCAATCCGAGAAGGGATGGCAACTGATGTTTCAGTGCTACAAGTGTCGAAGCAAGCCGATTTCTCCATCGCATTACAGACTATCGGTACGATCCGTGAACGGCTCAGTTACGCTTTTCTACTCGCGGAATCTACGATTCGCAATGCTGAGCGTGTTACCGCGGAAGAAGTCCGACTGACCACCGCTGCGGTTGAGCGGCAGTTGGGCGGAATCTACTCAATCCTAAGTCAGGAATTCCAGTTACCTCTTGTGGCACGCATGATGGATGTCATGCAGCGTAGCAAGAAGTTGCCCAAGGTTCCAAAGCAGTTTGTCAAGCCAGTCGTTATTACCGGTGTTGACGCACTTGGACGCGGGAACGATCTTGCAAAATTGGATGCGTTCTTGGCTGGTATCCAACAGACATTCGGTCCACAGGCTGTTGGACAGTACATCAACATTTCCGAGTATCTATCACGACGCGCTGCCAGCCTCGGTCTTGATCCTAAGGGATTGATCAAGGATGCAGAGAGCCTTGCAGCCGACCAGAACCAAGCCATGCAGATGAACATGATGGATAAGTTGGGTCCAGCCGCGGTAACCCAGTTGGGCAAGGGCATGGCTACTGGAGCCTTCCAAATGCCAAATATTTCAACAGGCGCACAATCTGGTGCACAATCTGGTGGCATGGGTGCGGCACCCGCCGCTGCAGCCCCTATGATGGGACAATAAGGAGATCCCGAACGAATGGAACAGGTATCGATCAATCCAGAAATGACCGGAGCAATGGCCCCGGGACAAGCAATTCCAACCGAAGACGGCGCACAGCAACAGACTGGCGAAACGCAACAGGAACGCCCACCGTGGCTTCCTGAAGGTTTTGAGTCTCCGGAAGACCTAGCAAAGGCCTATGCGGAACTGCGTGCTGGTAAGCAGTCCGAATCCGAAGACACCCCAATGACTCCGGAGGATGTTGCCTCTGATGAAAAACTCAGCAAGTTCTCTTCTGAGTTCTTTGAGAAGGGTTCTCTCAGCCCCGACAGTTACAAAGAACTGTCTAAGATGGGGTACCCCCGCACTGTCGTTGACCAGTTTATCGAAGGTCAGCAGGCACGTATGAGCCTTGAGGAGCAGAAGGTCTATTCGGAAATTGGCGGCAAGGATGCCTACACAGCCATGACCGAATGGGCTGGAAAGAACATGCAACAGAAGGAGATTGAAGCATTCAATCGTTCTGTTGAGTCAGGAGATATTGATCAGGCGCTGTTCGCCGTCAAGGGTCTTCAGGCACGTTTCAAGGCTGCGTCTGGTGCAGCCGAGCCCAAGTTTGTCCAAAGCAGTGGCAAGAGTACCCCCGGTGGGTACAACAGCGTTGCCCAAGTTGTGGAAGCAATGAGCGATCGCCGCTACAAGACTGACCCCGCTTATCGTTCAGAGGTTGAACGTAAGATTGGAAACTCAACTGTACTTTAAGGTGACTTTATGGAAATTCTAAAAATGGGAAAAGTTGGAACAATGAAGACAAGCATTAAAACAACCATTCTTGGTATTGCAACAATTCTTACTGCAATCTCGTCCGCCGCCATTGCATTTTTTGATGGCGACCCGTTGACCAATTTTGATGTTGGATCTGTAATCGCCGCAATCACCGCAGGAATCGGTTTGATTGTGGCCAAAGATTCAGATAAGTTGGTTTAATGTGGACTGCTATAATCGCGGCTTTAATGGCCGTTATCAAGGAATTGGTCGGTTTGGGATGGAGACGAGCCAATGAACCGTCACTATCGACGGATGCCCAAAAGCCTCCCGGCAATCTTTATGAGCGTTTTGCTCGCCGGGTGCGGGGGCACAAAAGTGGTGTTCGTCCACCCAACCGACCATGATCTAATCAGACTTGGCCCCGATGTCCGGGGTCATGTCTATTTCTGGAATGGGACCGAATGGGAACTTTCCAAAAACGAAGTCCGGCTAGCCGAGGGCTGGTATGCCGGATATGTCGCCCCTGAGGGGGAGGCTACAAAAAAGCCCAATTAACAATTTGAAGTAACTCCTCGATCGTGCTAAGGCACTGTGTCGGAATGTAGTTACCACAAATTGTCGTTTTTAATCGCACACTTTCTTTTATAAGGATATCTCACAATGGCAGTAAGCAAAGTTTCTTTTATGGGTCAGAGCAACGGCTCTGGCGCCTTTAGTACCGTCTTCGACACGCAGAACAACCTCTTTCTTAAGGTGTTCGCTGGCGAAGTTCTTCAGACGTTTGAAACCTCGACTGTTATGAAGCCTCTGCACATGATCCGAACGATCACGAGCGGTAAGTCGGCTCAGTTCCCGGTTACCGGCATTGCGTCGGCTAAGTACCACAAGCCTGGCACTGACATCTTGGTTGATAACGGTCATGATGCTGCTAGTTATGTCACGGCCTATAAGCACGTCGAGAAGATCATCAACATCGATGACCTCCTCCTTGCAACCACCTTTATCGATAAGTTGGATGAGGCTAAGAACCACTACGATGTGCGTTCGATCTACTCACAGGAACTTGGGCGTGCACTTGCCAAGCAGTTCGATAAGAACCTGCTCGGTCTTGCTTGCTTGAGCGCAGCAACTTTTGCTGCAGCAGTGCCTACTGCACGTGCTGCAAACCTGACCGGCATGGGTGCTGGTGGAACTGAAACCTCAGGTGCTGCAACCCTGCTCACCGATGCCACGTTCAACTCTGGTGCTGGATCTATTCCAAGTGCCGGAATCTCAGCCTTTGTTGATAAGTTGTACGACATGGCAGCCTCGTTTGACACCAAGAACGTCCCGAGTGAAGAGCGTTACTGCGTGGTCTCCCCGACTTCGTACTACCGTCTTATCAACTCGTCCGAAGGTCTTGATCTTGTTAATCGGGATTATCAGGACAGCAGCAATGGTTCTTACTCGGATGCTCGTTTGCTTCAGATCGCCGGTTTCAAGATCATCCGCAGCAACAACGCTCCGGCTGTCTTTGGTCAGGATCTGTCAGCCGCTGTAACTGGCGCAAACAACACCTACGGTGCTAACTTCACCCGCGTCGTTGGTGCGTGCTTCCAGAAGATGGCCTTTGGTACCGTCAAGTTGATGGATCTGTCGATGGAGTCCGAGTACGACATCCGTCTTCAGGGCAACATGATGGTTGCTAAGTATGCAATGGGTCACGGCATCCTGCGCCCTGAGTGCGCCGGTCTGCTCACAGGTACTGCGTAATGAAGTTTCGCATCAGATTTGATGCGTAAAATTAAGGGCCCGGTTACAGAAATGTAATCGGGCCTTTTTACCTTTTTGGAGTACACCCATGACTATATCTACGACTACAAAACTTCAGGCTGTTAACACCATGCTGTCCACGATTGGATCGGCTCCGGTCAACCAACTGACAGGCCCAAACGCCCCCAATTCTGCCGATGTGGCAATGGCTATGAATATCCTAGATGAAGTCAGTCTGAACACACAGGCACGTGGGTGGCACTTTAATCGAGAAGAAGACGTCACCCTAACACCCGATCCTGTAACTAAGGAAATCGTGGTTGCATCCAATGTTTTGCTGGTGGATGTGGATTATCCAAATAACGATGGGCTTGACATCACTCTTCGTGGAGCCAAGATTTACAACAAAAAGACCAACTCCACCCAGTTCACCGGGCCTCTTGAGAAGGTGGCCTTAATCCGGGTTCTTGAGTGGGATGACTTACCACAGGCAGCCCGGTACTACATTACAATTAGAGCATCCCGTATCTTTCAAGATCGTGTGGTTGGCTCCGAGAAGCATCGTGCATACACCCAACAGGATGAGTTAATAGCCCTTTCCAATCTCAAGAAATATGAGGGAGAGACCGCTGATCACTCAATCTTTGACAACTATTCTGTTTTCCGTGTTGTTGACCGTCGTTACCCATACCAAATCTGAGGTTTAGATGATTAACATTCCAATCCCAAATCTGCTGAATGGTGTTTCCCAACAGCCTGCAAACCTTCGGTTTCCGACTCAGGCAGAGATTCAGGAAAACGCATATTCAAGCGTGGTTGACGGGTTGGGTAAGCGTCCTCCAACAGAGCATCTAGCAAAACTCATTACCGGAGATGCTGGAGACGCATTTATTCATGCAATTGACCGGGGCGACGGCTCTGATTCCTACATTGTTGTGGTCCGAGACAACAACATCAAGGTTTTCAATCAAAACGGAGCAGAGCAGACTGTAAATACACCAGACGGCACTGCATATCTGGATCTGACGTCTCCACAGGTAGCCGCCGGAGTTACTTCAGCGTTTAAAGCAGTGTCTATTGCAGATTTCACATTTATTGTGAATGTGCACCAAACGGTGACACTACAAAGCGGAGCAGGCAATCTAAGCCCCGCACAGGCCAATGAATCCCTTATATGGATCAAACAGGGCGCTTACTCAACAAAATACTCGAGTTTGGGAACTCTCGCGGCGTCATTCACTTCAGGAGGGGCCAGCGGCAGCGGTGGTGGTGGTGCTGGTGCGGGTCTTCACACAGGAACCTACGATGGAGAAACTTTTACATCGGTATCTCATGCTGACACTGTGCTGATTGCCGCGGCATTGAAGGATCAGATTGCCTTAGTAAATCCAG